GCAGGTGGTGAATTGTATGAGGATAATTGTTTCTATGTTGAAAGACCAATAACTAAAGTTGATGATGAGGGTCGAGAATATGATAGCAAAGATGAAGTCCATGTAAGATTTGATATGGGTCGAAACTTTGCAAGAGCATATTATCGTGATGAATTAAAATCAAAAGGATTAAATCCTGATTTTAAATTGTCTATTGATAATGACTACTCAAAAAGAAATCCAAAATATTATGCTGATGAAAGCGCAGTAAATTCTTATTTGGGTTTTAGTAATTCATCTAACGAAGATCAATCAATACAGAAACCAGTTCACAAGTGGGAAAATGATTTCAAACTTTGGACAATAGGAAGTTCTTATTGTCATTCAAGACAATACAAAGTTGATGAAAACACATTAAACTTTTTTAAAATGTATGTTTCATCTGCTGACAATGTAATTAAAGAGCATGAACAAATGTATAGTTATGTTGAGGGCAAAATGAAAACTTTAAGATTAGGTTTAAAATCTTACAGATTTTTTGATCAAGCAAAAGCCCTTGCTGATAAAGTTGGTGTTGTTTTAAATGAGACAATGATGAACGAAAGTAGTTCTTTGGCATTGTCAATTTATAGTCCAGAAAATTTAGCAAGTCTTTTGGAAGATAAAAAGGTCATGACTAGAGAAGAAAAAATTGCATTTGCAAGACAACAAATGCAAAATCAAGCAATAAATTAATGTGTTCATTTTGAGCATTTTAATTTGACAATTATGGGATAATCCTATAGGGTTATCCCATAACAGAAAGGCATAAATGACTAAAAACTTTTACATAACTTACTACTCAAACAAAGACAAAAAACATATCACTAGACGTGGAAAGCATGACGAAAAAAGCAGATTTGGAACATCAAAAAAAGGTGTTGCATATTATGTTTATTATGACCTAGATGCTCATGGATATAGAACTGCGTCGCAATCATGGAAAGTGAGGCATTAATGAAAAAATATAAAAACCCAATGAAAGCAGTGAGGGAAATAAGAGAAGAATTGAAATCAATTCTTAAAGACTATCACTATAATAGTGATAGTGAACAAATGTCTAAAGATGTTGTCACTGCTTTAGAAAACTTAATTGGTGATTTAAAATGAGCGACTATCGTTGGTGTCATGGACCAAGGTGTCATAAGTCACACACCCAAGATCGAATAAGAGGGGTCAAGGGATCTAAGGTTTTGAGGACCAGAAAGATTCCTCAAAACCAATGGAACGCGAATACGCAATGGTCCCATTTTTGTAGTCAAGGTTGTTGGAATGATTTTGCATTTACACATTGGGAAGAATTTATCAGACTACACCCAAGGACCGAGGCGCTAGAAACTCCAATAGATGTAGTTGTAGAAACTAGACAAGATTGGTCTGGCAATGACTATAAAACAAAAGTAATCAAAGAGGTTGACAATAACCCTAATCCATGAGAATATAGGACATGACAGAAATAAAAATACCAAAACACTTAGACATCAAAATCTGGAAAGCGGCGCTTTATATTGAAAATGCCGCTACCAAAGAAGAGGCATCAAATAGAATAGATGAACTTCTAAAGGAAGAGGGCGACGAGTTTATGGCTTATTGTATGGCTATACTATGTTTGCCACAATTAATGAAAATGGTCAGATACACAAAAGAATATCAAGACCATTTTAAAAATAAAAAGACTAGACAATATCACTAGGATAATATAGGATATAGTTATGACAAATAGACACGAAGAAACAAACAAAGTATTGAAGGAAATCAATACGAAACAAACTCAATTTAAAATCATCAAAGACTCAAAAGATGAGCCTAATTTAAAAGAGGCTCAAGAGTTTGTAGGTGGTATGGTTGAGGGAATTACCTTTCCTAATGGTGATTATTTAATAATAAACGAAGAAGGAAAGCTAATGCAGTTGCCTTTAAATCCAGAGGCAACAACATTATGGAGAGCGACTTTCACAAAAGATAAGTATGCATTTGGATACGATGATTTTGTAGTTGGTCCTGCAATCCTAATAAAAAAAGACGCTCTTAAGCGTTGGGCAAGTTAGCCTTTTACCCCTGGCGCAGCGAGAGCGCTGATTAGCGAAAGTACGCGCCAGGGGTCCCAAACCAAATCCAAAAATCCAAATAAACTTTGACCCTATCCCCCTTTTTGTAAAAAAGGGGTCCCACTACTTTAGGTTGTATTGCTTAATTTACACATTTGTGTATACTGAAAACATTTTGGTACCATGGACTTGAATAAGGTAAATATAGAAAAATTACCTGCAGATGTTCGTAAGAC